ACGCGGTTGGCGAGTTCTCGCTCCGCTTTCTGAGTGCGTTCCGCCTGCTTGGTCTTGAGGCTTGCGGCGGTTTCTTCCGCTGCAGCCCTCAGTTGGTCGAACCGGGCGCGGTGCTCGTTGTACCCAACCGGGTCAGTGCGAGCGAGCGTCACCCAATCCACGTCCTTGTACTGCTCGATCTGGGCATTGACGCCCAGAAGCACAGCACGATCTCGCAGCTCTTCCTCAGTGGCCGCCGCTTGCTGGTCGATCTCGGCACGCCGAGCCTCCAGTGCCTTGGCCTGTTCGGAAACAGCCTGCGTCTTCTTGGTGTAGTCGGACTGCATGAGAATGCCGTCCTTGACCCCCTTGGGGGCCTTGAACGTCTTCCCGTTCCAGTCAACGTCTTCGAGTTCTTCCTCGGCAGCGGCAAGGGCAGCAGCTTCAGCGGCTTCCGCTTCGGCGTCTGCTTCTTCTCCGGGCTCGAGGATCAGTTGCGGCCCGTCATCGACGGGAGTAGTCGGCGTCTCGGTTGCTACCGTCTCGATTGCAGGCGCGGCCTGTTCGATCGGGGCAACTGTTTCTTCGTCGGCCATACGGTGCACTCCTCAGGGGTTGGTGCATAGAAAAAGGCCCCCGGGGTGGGAGCCTTGAAACTTGTCAGTGCCGGTTGCGGCGTCCGCGCTTCTGGCGGGGTGGTTCTGGCGGCTTGGCCGGGTCTTCCGGCGCCTCCTCGGCGGCCATTGGGGCATCTTCGATGCGGTTGCCTTCGTCATCGACGGTTACGACAGCCGTCACCCCGCTGGGCAAAACCCAGAGTGCGTCTCTTGGCATGATGTGAACTCCATGAAAAAGGCCCGCCGAAGCGAGCCTAAACCGGATCTGGATTGAGTATCTTGCTGCTGAGGTCTGTGAGGCCCCAGCGCATGTTCGAGGTCGTGACCGCCGAAATAGGCGCATTTGACCCGTGGTAGTTGCCCCATTGCCAGTAACAGAGGTCACCAGCATCGTTGTAGTAGCCGATTGGGCACGAGATATTCACGATCTCGACGCCGTCTCGCCAGACTTGCAGCTCACCAGATGCCCCCAAGACAAACCGGGTCACGATGTTTACGGGCGCCACAGGCAGAGCGCTCGAGTAGCGAACCATTTCCGTGTTAACGCCGTCCGTGTCCGACCGTGTAACGATGCGGAACACGTCATCGCCCAAGTCGTAATAGAGCACCGGGGAGCGGCCACCAGTCTGCGCCGTGTCGATGCTGTGCCACTGGCCAATGATGCCCCAGTTTGGCTGCGGCAGGACGGCCTCAAACCCGTCTCTTATGTTGATCTCGAAGGAGAACGACTGCCAGACCTCGTCGCCCGTGCCGAAGGTATCGAACCGGCTGACGAACTCTGCCCTTTGGCTTTCTCCCGGCCTCAATTCGAAGCGATGGCCCGTTGCAGTCGGCTGCGCCGTCCACGGTTTGTCATCGGCAAGGACGATTAGCGACTTGCCATCCAATCGGATGAACTCGCCGTCCCCAAGGTTGTGGAAGGCGGCGAACGACGAAGAAATCTCGCCCTGACTAAGCACAGGCAGGCAACTTGCGTGCATCGGGTCGGTTAGCACCCGTTCCGACACTGCTTGTTTTCCGTCTACCAGCATGCGGGGTCGGATCAGGTGATGGTCCTCGTACTGGACGCGCACCTGGAGCATCTGTGCCCCGGTTAATAGGAGCATGTTAGGCGGCTCCGATTGCCTGCAGGTAGGCCCTCACCGCTGTGTAAAGCGCCGATACCTCTACCGCCGACAGGCCACTACCCATATGGCCAACCGCGAGCTGGTTTACGCCGAATGCTGCGCCATTGAATGACAGCAACCGCATGTTGGCGTTGGTTATCGCCGCGCTGGCATCAGTGCCGCCGCCGCTGTCGACGCCCTGCGCGTAACCCTCCCAGACCGCCGCCGCGGTGCGCGACCAGCAGATGTGCCCCGGATAGGCACCGGCACCAATCAAGATGCCAGACCCGGTGTTGGCCCGCCCTAGCGCGTTCCCAGAAACAGCGGCCTGTCTAGCGATCTGGCTGCTCAGAGCGCCAGCGTCATTGCTCGAGGCGCCTCCGTTATTCAGATTGGTGCGTGACCAAATTCCGTTATGGGCTGAGTCCTGCACGAACTTCGCCCCGACAGCGGTAGTCGGGTTGAAATTCGTATCGAGATAGCTGGTAGAGCCATCGCCGGTATAGCCGCGATCTACCTCAAGCGCGGGCGAGTTGATCGCCGTCAGGTTGTACGATGTCGAAACCCAGTTGAGCAGCGAGGACTGCGCATCGGCTGCTGCCAGCATGTAGAAGGCATCTAGCTTCGACCACACGCCGGCTGTTTTTAATGAACCGACCAGCGTGTCGATCAATAGCTTTCTGGCGTCAGTCGGCGGCGCCGTGAAACGGGAAACAAGCGTAGCTGCCTCGGCATTGGCGAACGAATAGCCCGCCCTGTTCAGCGCGATAGGCGGGTATCCTGGCGCAACGAGCTTCCAGAGCGTCACTGGATCACGTCCCGTAGGTATACCGCACGCCGTCGCCGGAGACGGTAGCGTCGATGTAAATGTCCTTCAGATCCTCACAAGGAATGGTCAGCATCGCTCCGGCAACAAGCGCAACACCCGTGCCAGTCGCTACCGTGGCGTCAACGCCAGCCCCGCCCACGGCGATAATGCCGGTGTTGTCGGTCTGCGCCTGGATCGTGACCCACTTCGCCCAAGTGATCTGTGAAACGAGCGCTTCATCGGTGCCGGCGGACGTAACCGTCTTGAGCCCGTGCCCGATACCAGTCGTATCGTGGCCTACTGGATTTGCCATAGTGTTCTCCTATGCCGCCGGAGCGGGTTCGTTCAGTTGTTGGCGAGCAGCAAGAAATCCTCATCCTCGGCAGCGCTCACGCGGGCGAAGGCATCGAGGGTGACGAGAATTTCTGGGTCTATTGGCTTTGCTGGCTCGGCCGCCCACGGCGTGACCTCGAGCAACGCGGTGATTTCGACAGGCAGCGCCCGTGCTGCCTCGCGTTCGGCGTATTCGGCGCGGCGTTGCGCCCTGCGTTCAGCACGTTCCTTTTCGCGCAGCTCGCGAGAGATGGTCTTTTCCCGGTACTGAGTGCCGAAAGACCGGCCGGCAGTTGTGACCGGCGTTTCAACAACAGCCCCTTCCGTCTGGAACGCGCTGCTCTGGAAGGCTGATGACTGGAATGCGGAGGCCATCTAGTCCTCGCGGAGAGTTCGCGCCTCTCGATCGAGCCCAGCCGCGTCCTGGTGGACCGGCTCCGAAGAAAGCGCCCAAAGGATGAGTTTGCGAAGCAGCCTGCGCATCACATCAGCCCCTTCACATAGGCGCGGAACTGCTGAGCGGTGATCTGGCTTTGACCTTTGAGCGCTCTCACCTCGTTGACGAGGTTGAACAGTACCTTTGCCACGATCTCTAGAGTGAGCTTGCGCGAGTGAGCATCCTGATAACCATCCAGCACATTCGCCGCCTCAGGCCGAAGCTGGTAGGCCGCCAGCACTTCCCCTAGATCCGCCTCAGAGCCGATCCGGGTCGCCAGATTGCCGGCGGATAGCCATGCGGTATAGTCGGCATTGGCGATCGGGACGAAGTTCCCGATGGCGCTCGAATAGACACGATCCGCGTCGGCACCCACCAGCCAGTACCAGTTGCGCGGGTTGTAGTCAGGCATATTGGCCTCCTGTGGCTGTGGTTCCTACCGCGTTTCCGGGAAATACGTTGGCACCGCCGCCGAATGTATTGATTACGCCGTTAAGGTTCGCGCTGTACCGCGATCCAGTGATCGTCCCCCCCGTCCAAGTCGTTGAGAAGTGCGAGAGTATGGCCCCTCCCGTGACCTCAACGAAGGGGGAGAAGGCTAGGGTGCCAGTGAGGGTGACTGCCATGGCGGCGAACTGTCCCACGCCGCCGCTATCTAGGCGCATGTGGATGCCGGCGGCTCCAACAATTGCATAGCTGGCCCCGACGACGATGCCATTGAAAGTCGCTTCCCAATGGTAGCTCGTACATGCTCCGAAGCGCATGTTGGCGCCCAGCGTGATAACGCCATTTCGCGTAGCACTGATGCCGATGCTCGACGCCTGGACCTCAAAGCCGTTGATCGTCAGACGACCACCATTTGAAACCTGCACGGTTACGCTGGAGGTGATGACGCAGTTGGCCGGGGTGCTGGTATTGCCCTGAAGCGTCACCGTGCCAGAGCCAAGCCATGCAGAGGTCACCCGGATGTTCGCTGAATAGGTGCCATCGCGAACCTGAATGGTCACGTTCTGGGTCGAGATGTCGAGGGCCGCTACTACATCGATGGCCTTCTGGATAGTCAGGAAGGCTCCACCAGAGCTGTCCACCAACCCCGTGTTGCTGTTGCTGCCATCAGTCCGCACATAGTAGGTCCGGGCAGCGGTAAGGACTTCGCGGCCCGGATGCACGTGATCAGCCCTGGCGTAACGTGTCGAAGTGCCAACAGCAGCCGTCGCCATGTCGCCCAGCGGGGTAGCCGCCGCAGCCTGCCCCAGCACCATTGCGGTTGTCGCGAGTTGCGTGGTGTTCGTATCAACGGCGGCTGTAGGTGCCGTTGGTGCGCCAGTTAGTGAGGGACTGTCAGCGAAGACCGCCCCACCAGTCCCCGTTTCATCGGTCAGCGCGGCTCTAAGATTGGCGCTGGACGGCGTAACGAGGAAGGCGCCGACGCCGCTACCAAGATCCGTGATGTCCGCGGCGCCCAACGTAACGGTGCCAGTCCTGCCAGCCACTGACAGAACCTGGTCTGTATAGTCGGCCTTGAACCAGTTCGCTGCAAATGTCGTGGTCGATGCGTTGTCGGTGATCGCGATGATGCGATCATTCAGCGCGAAGGCTACGCTGTTGACGGTGCCAGCGACCGAGACGATGTAGCTGTCACCGGCCTGTGCCGTACCGCCGCCCGGGAAGGTGCCGGCCGACGCATCCCACGAACCTTTGAGCACAACCGCGGCATCGAGGGCATTGACCCGCGTCTCGATGGCGTCGAGGTCAACCGCCTGGGTGACGCTGATGTGCCCGAGTTTTGTTTCCTGCGCCGTGGTGAATGAGGCGGTAGTGGCGTCGAGGACCGCAGAGTGCGCCTGCACCGTGACGCCGATGTCGCTCGTTTCGAGCATGTTGGCGATATCGGCAGCTTGCAGGGCGCTGTCCGCCAATGTTCCCTGGGCGGCAGTCGCAAAGTCCGTGCTATCCGCCTCAGCGGCCGTCCCTAGCCCGCTAATCGTATGCGCTGCGTTCCACTCGTTGGGCCCGACCTCGTTCGGGTCGCCATCATCGGCAACCGGCGACACAAACGTGTGCGTGACGGAGATCGCCATCAGTTAAGCACCTTGCGGGCCTGCTTGCGACCAGTCACAGGGTCAATCACCATCTCAGACGGCGCCGCAACCGTGCGAGCGACCGTCTCGAGCGAGCGCTGCGTGGCTTCGCCGTTCTGGACGATCAACTGCCCTAGCATCGAGAGGCCCTGCATGATGGCGTCATCGCCGCCATCCGACATCCGCTCTTCGCCGCCCTCGTCCTCAGTCGCGTTGGCCGCCTCATTGGCCTGCTGCTGCGACTTCAGGATGCGTTCCTGCCCTAGTTTGCGCAGCCCAAGCTGGAAGTTCTGGTCGGCAACCTTGTTCTTGATCTGCAGTTCGCCAGCGACCTTGGTCTGGTCGATGCTCATGTCCGTCTTGAGCTTCTGGTTCTCTTCGGTCAGGCGAGCGATTTCGGCCTGCCCTTCCTCGATCTTCTGCTGCAGCTCGGGCGGGATCTGCGGCTGACCCATCTGCTCGAGTTCTTCCGCGATCTCGTCGGCGCCAGGCCAATCGAGGTTCTTCGCCAGGTGCTTACCGAGGATCGGAGCCGATGCCGGCAGGGCCCGCATCATTTCCGTCATCTGGAATGCCGCTTCCTCCCGACGCGTTGTGAAGCTCGGGCCCGTGGTAACCGTCAGATCGTACTTGCCGGCCGACAGGTCGTGCAGCGCCATGATGGCCTGTCCAGTTTCGTCGACCATGGGCTGACCGGTCTTGTCATCGACCTTCTGGTATTCCTTGCCGAGCTGCTTGTTCTCGGGCTTGCCGTCCTCGCCCATAACCCGAATGATGCGCTCCCCGCTGTAGACGTGCGGGATCATGTCGATGAGGATGCGCCCGGTGTGCCTGATGGCACGGTTCAGGTTGTCCACGAAGTGGAACGTCGAGACGTCGCCCTCACGCTGGCGCGCCATGATGGCACGGCCGGAGGTTTCGTTACTCTTGGCGCCTAGAGAGGCATCGTACAGGCCAATCACCGACTTCATGTCGTCGCTGGCGTTCAGCGCTTCCTGCAGAGCCCCTGCGGCAACGCCACTGTCGAGTGGGATGCGGGTCGGCGGTTCCTTATCGTACTCAAGGAACGCGTGGCTTTGCGTGTTCGCCGTGTTCCACTTTTCGATGTCGCTGGAAAATGTGCCAACGCGGCCAATCCACGGCACCTTAGGCGCCAGCGCGACCAGTTCGGTGGCCGTAGACCGCCAGTAGTTGAACTGCCGCTGCGCGTCTTTGCCCGGGTTGATAAGTGAGCGCAGATGCCGCTTGCCCTTGATATTGTACTCTTCGCCGTAGACCGGGACGATCGGGATGTAGCAGCCCGCCCACTTGACCTCGGACAGCACCTCAGCGCCCGTCATGGTGTTCTGCGTGACGCGGTAGGTCTTGGCCATCCGCTCGCGCTTGAACTCAAGCAGTCCTGCCTGGATGAACACCTGCAGGTCTTCCGACTTGGCGATAGCCTCTTCGGTGTAGGTCTGCAGCGCCCCCGACTGAACGTTGAGAAATTGCTGGACCTTGATCTCTGCCTGTTCGCGGTGCCACCACTCGGCAACCGTCACGTCATTGCCGACGCGCCAGCCTTCCTCGCCCCATGAGGTATCGTCCCAATCACGAACCGTCTTGGTTTCGCCGTGCTTGGCCTTGAACTGGTCCTTGGACATGACGTCGACAACGAACGCATCCATCCAATCGGATGAGTCCGCGGCAGTCGAATAGGGATCGCCATAGACTGAGAGCGGGTTGGCGATGCGCTCGATCGACAGATCCATGTCGAAGCTGTCTTCGTAGGCATAGTCCAGCCCAATGCGCCAATAGCCGAAGCCACCAGAGACAGCGCACTCCATGCCAGTGTCGTAGGCAGTGTCCGCATTCGAGGTGTATTCAATATTGCGGATAAGCCCGTTGATGACCTCCGCGGTTTCAGGGTCAGCGCCACTGTCGGCAGGGTGGACCTTGATCGCCGGCTTGTTCTGGCGCGCGTCGTTGACCACCTGGCGGATGAAGGTCGGCAGCTTGTTGATGGTGAGGCAGGGGCGGCCTTCCGCCTCGCGCTGCTTCAGGATTTTCTCGGGCCACTGCTCACCGTGGCGAGCAAACGAGACGTCGTCCTCGTAGGCGGCGCGGTTGTCTGTCTCTGCGTCCTGCGCCAGCGTGAAGGTGCGGCGGCCTTGGGCGAGCTTGTCTTTGTCAGCCATCAGCCCATCCAGCTTCCTGCGCCGCGATACGACCGCGCGCCTGTTTCTCGTTTCTGACGGGGTTCGTCATAGGCCACGCTGCCGAGCCCGAAGGCGTCAGCGCCGTTCGATGCCCAATCATGCTCAGGCCCAAGCCCAATACCGCGCTCGGGGTCGCGCTTCTCGTGATACCAGCCAAGCGCATCGAGCAGCCCACCGGTCGTCGCCTCGTTGAACCACATGCTGGGGAACAGACGCCGCGAGATTTCCACTCGCTGCATCGCCGCGCCCTTGCCCTGGTTCGGGATCACCAGCACATCGTAGCCGGCGTCCGTGAAGGCGCTCTCGTAGGAGACGTCGTAAACCTTGTCGTGCGAGCTGCCGTCATGCGGCAGGATGATCTGCACCCGCTCCGGCGTGTAGCCCTGTGCCCGCATCCAGTTGAGGTGAGCAGCGAACGGCTGCCCGACTGCCTCGTAGTAGTTCAGCACGCGGATTTCGCGGCCGACCCATTGTTCAACGACGATGGCGAACGCGTCGGCCTTGGCCCCGGTCCCGCCAATGTCGCAGATCAGCTTGAACGTCAGCAGCGGGTCTGCCGCCACCCTGCCAATGCGGCCTTCCTGCTTGGCCGTGGCTAGGTTCTGAGCGAAGTAGGCGCCGTCCGCGATGGTCACGTAGCCGCCTTCCCACACGTGGTCGTATTGGTCGGGCTGGTCACGCAGGCAATCAAGACGCTCCTGCGCCAACACGTCCGGCAACCAGGGATTGTCGCTCCAGTTGGCCTTGACGACGCGAGCACCTGTGGGAAGAACCGGCCCACGCAACATCATGTCGATGGGGTCGTTCTTGCGCCGCGGGTTCCAGCTCGCCCAGATCTCGGACCCGGGCTCGCGAATGGTCGGGCGCAACAGACTGACCGATCGGGCCGATGCCGTCTGCGCTTCTTCCCACCAGGCGCGCTTGAACTTCTCCAGCGACTTGATCGACTCCGCTGTGTAATCCTGCATGCCCTTGAAGATGATCACGCCATCCTTGGGCGTCTGGATCACATCGCGGAATATCTTGAAGCCGTCAGCCTCGCCGAGCCCGAAGGTCGATAGCTTGTCCTCGATGAGGAGCTTGGCCGATTGCGTCAGGTCTTTCTGCACTTCACGAATGCAGACCGACCGAAGCCCCTCGCCTGTTTCTCCTGGTTCAGCGAGACTGTCCTCTACGAGCAGGCCAGCGAAGAAGTGCGACTTGCCGGAGCCTCGGCCACCGTGAGCGCCCTTGTAGCGGGCTGGCTCGAGCAG